TGCTTGAGCACTGCTGCAAGCTGCGGATCTTGCTCTAATAGTAGCATTTGTTGTGTGAGGTTGCCCGTTTTCCAAGGATTTACTTGACCTCCAGATGCATTTGCTATAGGACTTGGTTTTGCACCCATTCCAGCAGCACTACTAGGCTTAAAATGATGTTCCCAACCACTTCCAGGATTTTTAAGACTAGACAGATAAGTATTTAAGTCTTGTTCAACACCACCATTAAGAACAACAACTTTACCTTCAGCATTTTTTTGTAATTTATTTTGTAACAAAGCCAAAGTTTGTTCAGCATTTATAGCACCTAAATTACTTATAGCTGCAAGTGCTGTTGTTTTAGTAGATGCAACTTCATTAGAAGTTTTCATATCTTCTAATTGTTGTGACAAACTTGAAATCTGTTGATCTTTTTCTTGTGCCGTTTTATTAGCCTCTTCCCAAAGAGTTTTCCATTGTCCTTGATCTTCTAATTCTTGTTTTCTCTGTTCCTCTTTCTTTTTATAAACTTCATCAAGTTTATTTTTTGCACCTTTAAATTTTTCTTCGCCTTCAGCAATTTGTTTCTTTAAAGCCGAAATTTGTTCTTCATACTGCGTTTTAACAGCAGTAAGATCAGGTGCTTGTGGTTGAGTTGGTTGTGAAGCAGTTTCAGCCACGGGCTGTTCAGCGTTGGTCACGGACTCAGGCTGAATTACTTTTTCTTCGATTGCCATGAATTAGTCAGATAATGGGCTAGTAGTTTTCTTTTTTGAAACTTTTTTCTTAGTTTCTTTTGGTGTAGAAGTAACTTTAGTTTCAACTGGTGCAGTTGAATGTTTAAGTTCTACTTCTTCCCATTTATAAGTTCCGTCAGATTGCAGAACATGGTCTAAAGACTTAGCCATAAGAATGTATGTATTTATATATCATCTTACCAAACTATTCAGTTTTGGCTTCATTCGCTGATGGTAATACTTCACCTTGAACTAAAATATCTCTAAATTCCTCTCTATCAATGACTTGTTGATCAAACAATGATGTCAAAGCTGTAATATCTTGACCGATTAATCTTTCAATATCAAAATCTCTACTAATTTTTACTTCGGGTGGTTCAATACCTACATATTCAGCAGATAAATTAAAACACTTTTGAAGTTTTTGTTCTAATTCCATAGAAACCATAGCAAGCATTGAATTAGTATCAACACGATCTAATCTTCTAGCATCAGCAGATTCAGCTACAAACTTCTGTTGACTTAAGGTACTAATACCAAGAGTAGCCATTTGCATCTGCAATTCTTTAATCTCAGCAGATTGAGCATCAAAAGCACTAGAAGCTGGTTCTACATAATAAACTTTATTGCCAGGCTGAGTTGCCATTGCATAATTTACAGATATAGCTAAATCTTTTGTCTGATCATCATATCCTTCCATTACAAGCATTGGTTGAGATGCAACGTGCAAACTATGAATAAGATCAGCCTGTCTTTGAAAATGTGCAATATTTAAATATGCAATATCAAGAAGAGGTGGTTTACTTACTAAATTTTCAGTTTTTCCAGAATAAATTGTTACTAAAGGTATTTCACCAAGAGAAAATTGTCCTGATTCAACTTGTTTATAATCTTTATCTGCTGAACCCATTTCAAAATTTCCTGTCACACTGTTATCAGAGACATCATACATTTCTTCGATTTGCTCTTTCTTACGAAACACTCTGTATCGACCAGGTTCTATAACTCTTATCTGGTCATAAACTTTCTCACCAAAATCTCCATCAGGCAATACAGCCTTTTCTGCAATTCTAGCTTGTATAAGATTCCCATAATTTGATTCTCTATCAAGTCTCCAACCATAAAGATTATTTGGATCAACTTCAATCCAATAAGGTCTGCGATTCTGTTGTCTTTCTTCTGCAAGACTTAATGCACCAGATGGAGCAGGATAATCTACAAGAATATGACTTTGACCATAAGTAAGAGAACACATTAATACTCTTCTTGCATATTCATCTAAATCAGAACCACAACCATCAACATCCATTTTGAACATTTCTGTCCAATAAGGATCTCCAGTAAGAGTTATTGGTTTTCTTAAAACAAGACCTGTAGCTGCTCTTATTAACCTTTGAGTAAAAGGACTAAATACAGCACGATTAACTCTTGCAAGATAAGCATCGAAATCTTCTCTTGGTTCTAATGGCAAAAATGCTTCACTATTTTCTCTTAAATATTCAGTGCCTTCAGTAACTGCTTTCATTATTTCCCAACCTTTCATCATATCTAAAACAGCCCTTGTTCTTGTAAAAGGACTATCAATACCACCTACAGAAGTAGATGAAACAATATTGGTTCTAATTGGACCAGGAACAGCATAAGTCATCTCAACACCTCCATCGTTTTAAAGCTAACGCTTTTCTTGTAGGTCTGCCTTTTTTGTCTTTAAGTGGACCTGGCATTCCTTCCATTCGAGCACAAAAGCTCTTTCTTCTTTTTTTTTCTGATTCAGTAAGACCTGATTTTTTAGTAACAGGTGCTTTTAAATTACTTCCAGTGGCACGATTATATTTAGCTCTACCTTTTGCGGTAAGACCACCTTTCTTAGATTTTTCTCCTCTACCAACAGATAAACTAACAGATTTACGTTTTTTCATTTTCCCACCTTTGCCTGTGCCTTTTTATGGGCTTGGGTAAAAGTATCTCCTGCTCTCATTCGCCTTTTCATAAACTCCATGTGCTTATCACTATGGTGTTCAGAATGTTTTTCTAATAGATTTTTTTGGCGAGTGGTAAGTTTCACTTCTTTTTCTTTTTTTTCTTAGAACGTAATTTTTTAAGATCAGCAGCCGTGATCTTATCCCGTGGTGGAGCAACCGCAGCAAGTTTACGTTGTTTGCTCGAATAAGATCCTTTAGGCATTAGACAGCAGAAGTAATAGCACCATTAGTTACAAAACTAACTGATATTGTGCTTAAGTCTCCAACTGTTGAGCTATATGAAGTTCCTGTAATAATTCCGTTAAAACTAAGTTTTTTAGTTCCTGATGTATCTAGAAAAAGGTTAAATGCAGCATCGCCAGCATCTTCAGCAGTTAATATGTCTGTAATAATCTCGGCAGTATCATCACCAGATGTTGCTGTATAAATAAGATCAACAGTACCAGAACCAGAAATTAAACTTCCAATGTTTTTTCTTGATGTATCGCCATGAGCAGTAACATCAAGAGTGTCTTTAGTTACGTCTAAAGTCCAACCTGTTGTAGAAGCTATAGCTCCAACTGATCCAGTTCCGTTATCAAATGATACAGAGCCTTCTTCGCCACGAAAAAATGCCATGATTCTAAGAAAAATTTACTTATAACAATATATTACCTTGAAACTGCGTTTTTCACAGTTATTTTTTCTTCTTTTTACGTCTATGTTGATAACTTATCTTCTTACTACCTGTTTTTTCACGTTTAAACCTAGCTTTTTCTGCTGCTGTCATCTCTCCAACTGTCTTAGGAGTCTTACTTGAGACACGTTTACTAGGTCTACAGGCAGGATAACCTCGTTTTTCACCTTTTGAACGACCACAAGGCTTACCAGTTTTAACATCAACCCAATTTTCTTTAAACCAACGGGTCAAACCACCCTTTGCTCTAGGATTTGGGCTACTTTTTGGCACGTTTTTTCTCCACTCGGTAAGTACCACCACGTTTCTTGTACTCTCGTACAAGCCACGCATTAGCATAAGCACTAGGATATACCTTGAACTTACGCTTGGCTTCGGCTTTTACTCTAGCGTAAAGAGCTTTATTTACAGGAACATTCACTACGCTTTTTACCTCCCTTCTTCTTCTTTTTCTTTTTCTTCATCCCAGTGTGATAAGGCATAGTAAGAATTAGGTATCTTAATATATTCTAAACGCAGTTTGACCTAATGTCTCTGGTTTTGCCAAATTAAATTGTTGTAGACAAAGATAACCAAATGCGTCAAAAGCATGGTCAACTCCTAAATTTTTATTGGGTAAGCCAGTATTTGGTGCATATGTAAGAGTTCTTAATGCTTTTATCAATTCTTTACATCTTGGATGTATAAAAGTTCTTTGATCTCCATTCGCATCAAGTAAAGCAGTATTAACAGCAGTTATCTTATCTCTTATTTTCCAGGGTGATTTAGGACTCATAACAGTAAATCCACTACGTCTAAGAATATTATGATCCGTAACACCAACTCCACTGGTCTTTCTTGCACTACCAGTAGGGTCAGGACAAGCAATGATTCTTCTATCTACTCCATATCTTCTCGTCACTTCTTCAGCAAAGTCCCATGTAGTAGCACCTCCTGTCAGCATGATCTCATCAAAAACATATAAATTGTTGCCATGCTTATACGCACAGATCCCTGCCATAGGATCAACGTTGAAATCCAACCCCAACAACAAAGGCAGCATATGTAAATCTTCTACTTCTTTATCAATATTGTCATCACTAAAGCTAACAGCGACTAAACCAGTAAGATTTTCAAAACTAGCCTCAAATTCCTGTCTAAAAGTTCTCGCATCTAACTGACTTCTAGCTGCTTCAACTTCCTCTGGTGCAACATTACCCCCCTCTATAGTAGTAAAACTCCACCTTTTCCAATCATCCCACTCCTGTTCGCCACAAAAACACCACATATCATAAAACCAGCTTGCAGTTCCATCAGGAGTACTGATAAACAAAGCCCATCCCTGTTTATCAGCTAGAGCAGGTCTAATCACCTCTGCCCATACATCTCGGTCCATAAAGGCTGCTTCATCCAATACAACCCCTGCTAGGCTTCTTCCTCTTAATGCCATCGCATTCTCTGTACCCTTTAACTCAATAGTTGATCCGTTTATTAATTCCAACCTTAAATCTGTTTCATTTTTGCTCTGAACCCAAACCTTCGGCACTAATTTTTTCAACTCCTTCCACGCAATATCCTTTGCCATCCTATAAGTAGGAGCACAATAGAAATATACTTCACCAGGTCGATTGATAGCTCCTCTAAGCAATTCGATACAGGATAAATATGATTTTCCAAACCTCCTTCCTGCAACCAACACCCGAAATCTTTTATCACAATTAAATACCTCCCCTTGTGCGTACCTTAAACTGATTTCTGGTTTGTTTTTTACCGCCATACACTCAAAAATAACAGAAATTTCAATCTATACCCCCTATTTATAGCCTAAATTCGTATTTTTAGGTTATAGTTCGATTATTAACCCCTCTCAGATTAAGTCCGTGGCTTCTTCTACTTTTCCCAACGATATTACTCCTCCAATAACTCAAACTAAAAAACGTGGTAGACCTAGATTTGTAGCTAGATCTACAGCAGAAAAGGTTCAAGAACGTGCTCAACGCTTATATTCAAGACAATTAGACGGCCAAACTACTCGTCAACTAGTAATAGAACATTCAAAGATAGAAGGCATATCAGAAACAACTGCTTGGCAAGATTGGGACAAAGTAAAACATTGGAATACCGAAGATTGGGATAAAGATAGAGAAAATATGCTCCCTCGCCTTCAAGCAATGAGAGTACGTTTATTTAACAAAGCAGTAAAAAAAGGTCAACTTCAAACAGCAGCACAGATCCTAGACTCTCTAGGCAAAGTAATAGGTGAATCAGTTGAAACAGTTAACATCCAAGCTCCAGAACTTTCAATTAAAGTTGAGTCGAAGTAACGAAGATTTCGGATATATATTTAAGTTGCTCGGCACCCAATATAAAAAAAAATTTTTGCAACTACACCCCATATACCCTCAAACTGGCCTGTATGCCTTTCTAATAGCGTTGTAATAGCATTTAGGTGTAATAGTACCTTAGAAAATTTGGCCTGTCTGAAGCGATCCTCGAAGGACTTTGTAATATTTGTAATATATATTGCTTTTATATCACTTAGATGCTAATGTTATATACATGGTATATTATCATAATTGGCACATGGTGCGAAAAATTTTTTCCCTATGTAATAAATATGATTTTCTACCTTTTGACTCTTTGAATTCTCAGATATTAAGACTAGCTTGCTAGAAACATCACTCCAGAGAATACTAAACCAAAGAATCAATAAAGTAACTTGAAAATTTATCCTTCCTTCCTATGGACTCAAAACAATTGGAGAAAATCCGATCTACTTTGAATATTGAATTAAGTCAAAATTCAAATTTAGCTTTTGATATAGCTTTAAAAAAAGGTTATATCAATCAAGATTATTTCAAACAAAATATGAGATATCTTGAAGCAACTAACGGGATGCATCCAAAGTGGCCTAATTGTTTATTTTTTAAAGATTATCTAACCAGAGAAACTTTAAGAATTAAATACGATCTTTATGATTTAGCCGAATGATAGGGAACACTTGCATCTATCCAGAATATGAAAAAATTTTAATATCTAAAAAAATTAGATATGAAAAATGTTTTTCTAAATCTGGAAAACTTTGGTTAAAGATTAACCCATTCGATGAGTCAAATCACTTTGACTTTTTTCAATCAATTCCAAAATACGTCAAGCTAGTCTTAGACGATTAAATTAGATCTGGAGTAACTTTTTTAGTTACTCCTTTTATCCCTTCCAAATTATGAGAACTTATCTTTTAATTTTTTCATTCTTAATTTTAACTTGGCAAGCTATCGTTATTACTAATACGTTAGTTACAAGATTAGAAGAGAGAACAGAACAGGTACATCAATTACTTAAGGACATTTAATTATGCTCATTAATCCAAATTATTATCTTGAAAAAAAAATTTATGAACTTCAAGATAAAATTATTTTGTTAACTGATCAGTTAGCAGATACAAAATACCAAGTAAAAAAATTACAACAAAAGGAGACTAAACAATGTCAGAAGTAAAAACAAAAGTTGTATTTCATGATCCAGAGAACCCTAACTCTGGATATACAATTGAAAATCCATATGCAACAGTTCAAAAAATTGACACTGATTTAGTTGATGCTGGTTATGTAGAAATTCCAGTTTATTCACTTCTATATATTTTAAATTATTTATATGTAGGAGAAAAAAGGCCTAGCAAAAATTGTTGGTTTAGATCAAAAGCAACAAAAGCTCTAAACCAGTGGTTTGAGACTAAACAAACATATAAATTTTGGCGTAAAAATTTAAGACCGCTTAAAGATCATTACTGCCCAGATTTATAAAAATTATTACCCGCTAAAAATAGCGGGTTTTTTTTTGACAAAAAAAAAGCCAGGACTAAAAAAAAATTTTCATTAAAAAAAAAATTAAAAAAATTAATCTTATAAACTGAATGGAAAAACTGAATGTCTTTTTTTATTGAATGTTTTTTAAATACCTTTAAATATAAACAATAAGTGATATAATTTTAATGTAAACATATTTATTTTTTAAAATGAAACTGCTAACAAAAGCACTTCTTAAAAAACTCCCAAATATTGGGGATAATGAAAAAAACAACAAAGAACACATTGCACACGTTAAACTTTTTGGCGGTAGTTGTTGGAGCTGGTTTATAAGTGAATTCAACCCAGATACTAAAATGTGTTTTGGATGGGTAGAGGGTTTAGAAAATGAACTGGGTTATTTTTCATTAACTGAACTTGAGTCTATAAAGTTCCCTCCTTTCGGGTTACCAGTAGAAAGGGATAGACTTTTTGAAAGTACACCAATTAAGGAGTTAATGAACAAATGAACTTTAATAATAATCAAATCAAAATTATAGAAAATCTTATCGATGATAGGATTTTCTTTTTGCGTGAGAATATCGGATACTGTAAAAACTATCTTCCAGAATGCCGAACTAGTCACGAATTAGAAGAGAATCAAAAAGCGATCTCAACATCAACTAA